CGCTGGCAGGGGGGTGTAGCTAGCCTTATGCGTGCTATCGTAAAAGTATAATACAACTAATGATGTTACAGACCCAAAAATGGTGGGTAAGCCCATCAATGAATTGCCTCACTTCTACTTTATATGCGTCTTACTCATCTTTACTGATGAGTGAACTCTCGAGCAACACTACGGTTCGGCAGTACTGCCCCCGTAATTTCTCCTCGACATCGCGTGTTTGCGTTGTCAATAAGAAACATCCTCTTGTTTGGCACGTAGACTGGTTGAAGGTCGCTGCAGGCTTTTACTGCCTGGTCGACCCGAACACCCCGGCCGAGTTGCTATATCTTAATCGGAAAGCATACGAACGTTTAGTTTTCGTTATGCTCTCCAATGAAGCGGATATTACCATAATCGCAGCACCGGGTGACGTCAAACCACGTGAGTCTGAGATCACCGCACCTAAGCCTGAAACTTCCCCCCCTTCTCTTAAAGAAGCGAGTGCAGCCTTTTGGCGAGGTATGCGGTCTGTTCTATCACGAAAGTATCGTGCATTTATGGTAGATGGAAGATCGATGTTCAAGGTTACTGACCCTTTAGTCAGTAAACCAGGAAGCATCCATCACAAGGGGGCATCGAACGCGGCTCATGCTAATGAGTTGCGCTTCCGATCACTTGTGACCCAGTGGGGCGTTATACTCCTCCACTGGCTTGGATCTCCGGGTTCCGCTAAAACCGTGATAACTGAATTACGAAATTCGTTTTCTATTCTCGCAAAAATTGGTTCAACACGAGGATCCCTTGCTTTGGCAGGATACCTCAAAGTCTCCTCTCTGTTCATTCTCGCTTACCTATCAGGTGAGCGGAAAGACCCTTGGTCCTTTGGGACCCCAGTCGAGCTCGCCCATGGGTTGCCGAAGTGGCTCCCCGTTGGGGCTCGAAATGGTATCCGCTCCAAGAGTGGAGCGGTTATCAAGTTCTGGTTATCGATTTGTGCAACATATAAGATTATATTTGTCTCTTATGATGTTGCCAAGGCGATAAAGGGTGTGACGATACCACAAATCGAGATCACTCCTCTGGTCCAGACATACATTGATGAGTACCGCCACTTCCTTTTGGAACACTATATCCCCTCGATCGGGGGGGTACGAGAGATTCCTAAGGAAGGTTTCATTGGACCCGGTGGCTTTTATAAAGACACCTCCAAGACACGTAAGGGTGCCATACCGACTCGGTATGGTCCTTGCATAATCCAGGATCAGTTCGGGAGAAAGACGAAATTCTTTACTCCTTGCACTGCTGGGCCTAATGGAACGGCAATTCTCTCAATGGGCAAAGATGCGCAGGCATGGGTGAGATACTGGAGGATAACGCGAGACGCGTACACCTCAAGGATGTCTCCCCTACTTACGTCCCTTTGCCAATTGTCTGTGACCTTTGGTCTACCTACTGCTATCGATACGGATGAGCTCCAAGCACTGGCCCTTAAATCTAAGGGTACAGGCGAGGCAGCTAAGCCCGGAAAGGATTGGATCCTCTCCAGACTTCATCTGTTACCGGAGCCAGCAGGTAAACTTCGAGTCATCGCGATTGGTGATATTTTCACACAGAGGGTTCTTAAACCTCTTCACGATCATTTATTCCGAATCCTTCAGCAAATACCGCAAGATGGTACTCACTCTCAGGATCGTCTATTCAATCGGCTACGGCTTTGGAAAGATAATGACAGGTTCCTACGCAAGCTCACTTGGAGCTCGCTGGACATCTCTGCCGCAACAGATAGTATCCCAAGATTTCTTTACAAAATATTCTTGGAATGCCTCTGGGGTGGGGGTGCTCTGGCAGCGAAAACTGCAGATCAGGTGTTAACCCTTATGACAGATAGAGACTTCTCTCTCTCTGCCCCGAAGAACTTGGACATTTCCGAGTTCAAGGGGAAGACCTTCCGTTATGGAAGGGGTCAACCAATGGGGTTTCTTGGTTCCTTTGCGCTACTTGCGCTCTGGAATCACTCCTGGGTACAGTTTGCTAGCTTCAAAGCTGGTGGTAGTCTATGGGCCTGGCGGCCCCATAATATCTATGGGGTCACCGGGGATGATGTTGTAATTGGAGAGCCCGACGCAACACGTCCGATCGCGAATATGTACTTACACTTATGTAAGGTATTCTCGATTGGCATATCGCTACCGAAGTCGTACTTCAGTTCGGAACTTTTCAACTTTCTCTCACGAACCGTTTACCGGGATATGGAGATTTCTCCAATTTCCATTAAGGAGGAATTCTCCGTTAATGATCCTGGTTCTCGGGCTGTTCGCGCAGTGCGCGCGATCAGTCGTGATGTCAATGTCGTAAATGATAATGGATGGCTCCTGAAGGCCGTGAAATATTTCCTCTATCCCTCCGAATATCTTTCTTTCGTCGCGAACATGCGAGAAGGAAAGCTCGAGGGGTATGGAATGCGTGCAATTTTGCAGCTCTTGACTCCTAGTCCTTCTAGTATGAAGGTACTTGGTTTGTCGAGAGTCCCAGTATTGAGTTGGCTAGCTACTTGCGTAGGTAGTACCTCTCTCTTGGGACAGCAGATTGCAGTGCAGTCTGATGCGGTTAGCATCAAGGGAATTAATTTACGTCATCGGTATTCTATACTTCGAGAGTGTCTCTCAGTATTGTTAGAGGAGTATGAACTCACTCTACAGAAAACCATGAAGTCCGCTCTTCAATACGAGAACTGGTATCAGTGCCAGTTACCGATATTGAAGCACGGTCTGTCGCAGCTGTTCCTGCCGTCACCCACATTCTTTAATTACGAACGTGATATGGAATGGCGTTATTTACAACGCGATGGGGTGATTGCAGAGACTTATCCCGATCTTCTTGGTGAAGATTGGGACGCCGATGAGAACCTGTACGATAGTATTCAGACTGTTCTACAGCTCATAAATGATCTACCCCCTATCCGGGACTACTCGAATGCCGACATCTTTAAGACATCGGCTCGAGAGCTCCGAAGGGGAGGAGGCCAAGAACTTTCCAGTAATGAGAATAGACTATTCTCATTAATGTTTAAGCTGGCTATGAACCAAGACCTTGTGGGAATCGAATTTGAGCTTCCTTCCGCCATCGGAGAGATGGTGGAGAAGCGTATATTTCACAAATTCGGTTTCTAGGTTAAGCGGAATCACATCTACCAGGTGCCGATGGGCACTTTGGATAGGCGGAACCACTCCCATGGGGGAACACTCTTATGCTTTGTGTTTAAATAAAGCAATGAATGTATTGGAACGAAGCATTCTTACTTCATTCGTTCCCGTCCC